GAGAAATTGCTTTACATCCAGAGTGCGATATGGCAATAGAAGATATTGTCAACGAAGCAATAACTTCAAATGAAAATAAACAATCAGTAAAAGTAATTACAGACTCATTACCATATAGTAGTGGTGTCAAACAAAGAATAGAAGAAGAATTTAAAGAAGTGTTAAGACTAATGCAGTTTAACACTAGAGGACACGATCTCTTTAGAAGATGGTATGTTGATGGAAGAATCTTTTTTCAAAAGATTATTGATGCTGAAAATACTAAAAACGGTATTACAGAATTAAAATACCTTGATCCTAGAAAGATCAAAAAGATAAGAGAAGTTAGAAAAAGAAGACCAGAAGGTTTAACATCTCCTACTAACATTAATATTGCTGATGAAACAGTTGAATACTTTGTTTATAACGAAAGAGGTATACAAGGTTCTGCTGCTATTCAAGGTATTAAAATTGCACCAGATACAATCGCATATTGTCCATCAGGTGTAATTGATCAAAATAAAAATATAGTTTTATCATACTTACATAAGGCAATTAAACCTGTTAATCAGTTGAGAATGATTGAAGACTCTGCTGTTATTTACAGAATTGCAAGAGCACCTGAAAGAAGAATATTCAAAATTGACGTAGGTAATTTACCTAAAGTTAAGGCAGAGCAATATTTGAGAGATGTTATGGCAAGATACAGAAACAAACTTGTCTATGACGCTGCTACAGGTGAAGTTAGAGATGACAGAAACTATATGTCAATGTTAGAAGACTTTTGGTTACCAAGTAGAGAAGGTGGCAGAGGTACTGATATTACAACTTTACCAGGTGGTGCAAATCTTGGTGAAATTTCTGACATTGAATACTTTAGAGCAAAATTATATAGATCATTAAACGTGCCTGTAAGTAGATTAGAGGCAAGTCAAGGATTTAATCTTGGTAGAGCAAGTGAAATTACAAGAGATGAATTAAAGTTTACTAAATTTGTTGGTCGATTAAGAAAGAAATTTACTGAACTGTTTAACGATTTATTAAGAACACAATTAGTAATCAAAGGCATAATTGCAGAAACAGAATGGCCTGCAATTAGAGATGCTATATTTTATGACTTCTTACAAGACGGTCATTTTGCAGAATTAAAAAATTCTGAAATGATGAGAGAAAGATTAAACTTAGCAAGAGAAGTTAGAGATTACATTGGTAAATATTATTCAGTTGCATATGTTAGAAAACATATCTTAAAACAAACTGAATCAGAAATGAAACAAATGGATGCTGAAATCAAAAAAGAAATTGATGACGGTATTATATCATCACCAGATACGCAAGTTGCAAATGATGATGAATTATTATAAGGAGTAAAAATGAGTGAAGAAGTAAAAAGTTTTATAGACAAGTTAGCACAAAACGATATGGTTGGTGCTGGAGATGCTTTTAAAGACGCATTAAGAAGTAAAGTTGGCGATTCTTTAGACGCTAGAAGACAAGAAGTTGCTGGTAGTATGTTTAAAGCAGAACCGCATAGTGACCCTAAACCAGAAATTGCAGGTACAGGTACCTTTACACAAGATGGAAAAGTTGAACCTACAGGTGCAAATGCACAATCACAAGAAACAACACCAGAGGTATCAAATGAAGCTGAGCCAGTTAGTGGAGAACAACCAGACGTTCAACAGTAAATCATACAAAAATTTATCGCCTGTTATGAAAGAGGCGGTTAATGATGTTATGAAAATAATTAAAAATGAGGGCAACTTAATTTTTAATTTTTAAAATTCATTTAAAAAAGTTTGTGAGTTTCATAATGTTGATAAGGACGATATTGAAGAATATTTTGATAGAGAAATTATAGAACAATTAGGAGAATAAAATGGCATATGTAACAGTACCAGGATCAAACAGTATTTGGGAATACGATAATACTGCTATTGTAACAAACACATATCCAGATTCTGCTGACGGTGCCAATTCAGTAATTGCAAATGGTATAAGAACTTATACAAAACCTGGCACAAGCAATACTGTACAAGTTTATATTAGATGTAGAAAAGCAGGAGAAACAAAAGAACGTGGTGAGTTATCAAAAACTTATTACGATAATCAGTAGAGAAAGACAATGGCAGATACAGTAACAACACAAACAATAGCAGATAC